AGATGGAAGAACTTAATCTCGGTACTGATGATGAAACCTTGAGGATTATCATTCGAACAGCTGAAAGAGAAGGAAAACTTGAAAATGTCAAAGATGCCATTAATCATTTTAAGTCTGGACAGGACGATAAGATCAAGGATAGAATTGCCTTTTTTAGGAGTATAGTTAACGGAGACATCGTCCCTATTTGCGAAAATACCGTTAGCAATAGTATTTATGCAATGAAAGCAAAGGAAAGTGGTAAATGGTTTAGTTTAAATGTCTCTAAAAAATTTGTTCGTTGCGATTATTTAGGAACAGATCTATCTTTGAATAGACCTCCCGAGGAATTTAAATTTCAACTAAAAAAGATGTTTGACATGTACAAACATACAAAAGAATAAAGGAACCTAAAATGCTAGAAATCAAACCCAAATCATCTCGCAAGAGAAAAAACATTGACCAACCAAGAAGCAAACTGTATGAAAGTTATGCGGACCTAAAATGTCATGAAGAGATAAGCAGATTTAAACGAGATCTGGAACTCTTAGGAATTCACGAAACAGCTCTCTATGCAAAGGTTTACGGTTAATGGAAATACTCGAATACAAACCTGTAGGCAAAGGAAGCCTAGTCGCGGAGATCTGCATCAAGGTTCCAAAATGGGAACTAATCATTAACAAGATGCAGATCTTCAAGAAAGGCGATTCTAGGTGGATTAACTTCCCATCATTGAGTTTTCAGGTCGAAGGTGAGACAAAGTATTACCCGCTACTTAAATTCGCCGACAAAGAGCTTTATGTGCGTTTTTGCCAGAAAGTCCTTGAAGCAGTAGATAATTACACTCTGACGCACGGAGAGAAATGATAGGCAGCCTTACAGATCAAGAGAAAGCAGAGTTATTGATGACGAATATGTATAAAAAACTTGCTGAAGATATCATTTCTTGTAAATTTAAATGGGATATAATTTTCTATATTAGAAAAATGAATGAAACATTAGAAGATTTTATCGAAATAGAAAGAATGGATAATGAAAAACTTAAAAAAATAATAAAATTTTTAGAAAAAAGATGGGGATATGGCGATATTGACATCAAAGACTTTAAATTCGACACAATGCACTCATAACAAAAAAATCCTTGAGGCAATAGACAATTACATACTAACACATGGAGAAAAATGAAAAAAGAAGATCTCATAAAATCACTGAAAGGCTTAAAAGAATCATGTCATCCGATCGAAAATGATTTTAGTTATGAATTCTGCAGCAGCTGCCAAATAAATAGAATAATCACAAAATACATTAAAGAATATTACGAAATGAACAAAATACCTCAAGTAATTATAGATCAATTAGATATGGTTAATGAAAGATGGAAAATAGCATACGATTCCACTGAACTTGTTATCGATGAAATTCTTACCTTGTTAGAAAAAGAGGAAAAATGAGTGAAATTGACATTAAGGACGTCGACTTTGAAGCAATGCGATCATGCGGGATTAGCATGATCGAGCTAGGTGCTATGTATCTTTACATCTATGAGCTAATCACAAATCCGGATGTGGAAATAGATAAGGAGCTAACAAAGGACATCATGGTTCTTGTTCAAGATCAATTCAGAGAAATACAGCAAGATTATTACATGGACAAAGAAATATATCACCTAGGCGAAAAGATAGGTTTTTTGTTAGAGGATTTTTTGGAATGGAAAGATACACTTGCCGAAATGGGGCTTTGCTATGATTCGAACGAATAAGGCAGCCTGGCGAGAAATCGGCGGAAAAAAACATTACTATAAGAGCATTTGGGAATCTAATTTTGCTCGTTATCTGCAATTTAGAAAAGAGAAAAAGCAAATCAATGATTGGCTATATGAGCCAAGAGACTTTTGGTTTGAGGATATTAAGCGGGGAGTAAGAAGCTATAAGCCTGATTTCATGGTTATAGAGATCGATCATTCTATCATTTGGTATGAAGTAAAAGGCTATTATGATTCAAAATCACTCACTAAGATTAAACGATTTAGGAAATATTATCCGCAAGAAACACTTTTTTTGATTGACGCAGATTGGTTTGGCACGTATGGTAAAATGTATGCCGGCCTAATGGAATGGGAGACTGTCAATGGAATTAGTCGTCCCAAAACCAGACGGCTAACGCGTATTTAAGTGATTAGGTTTAAGAATGAATTTTATCTCAAGTTTTTTGTTAGTGTCTTTAAGTAGTCTGATATTAAGTGCATGCACATTTAATGTTTCAATGGCGCACACCCAAGGTACAGCTACAGATACGATCGATGATACTGCGAGCAATCAACCCAATGTATCACCGAGTCTTACAGTTCCCGTAAAGGGAGTTTGAATTGAGCCCTCTCTTTGTTAGTTTCCCTCAATGCGTTTTTTCGTGTTGAGGGATTTTTTTATAGGAAAAATATGATCGTTAAAATTGCAAATCAAATTATAAATCTAGATCACTTGTCTTATGTAACCATTAAAACTGACAAAGTCACTTTATTTTTTGGATTTACATCGGGACAAGGTGCTACGGAAACTTACGAATCAGAGGAAGAAGCAAGAAAAGCTTTCGAAGGATTTTTTGACTTTTGGTTTAAGTATCAAAAATAAATGTATTTTATCGGCCAAACCGGTATGACGATAGGTTTTTATGTCATTGGGGAATGAACAAATAATCATGTTAGTTGGCTCTAATTCCTATTATATTCCTGAGAATTGTGCGATAGAAGTCACAAAACATAAGATCATTATCATACATAATGGAACAATCATGGAAATTGATAGATGACTGACCTTACATGGACTACCCAACAAAGAAAAATCTCGGCACTTAAAGAATACGAGCACAATCCTAGACAAATTCATGAAAACGATTTCGAAAGATTAAAAAAAAGCTTGACGGATTTTGGGTACGTCGAGATTATAGCTGTAGACGCAGACAATACGATACTCGCCGGACATATGCGCGTTAGGGCCCTGAAGAAAATGGGGCATAAAGGATTAATAGATGTGCGAGTACCGAACCGTCCTCTAACAGATGAGGAAAGAAAAAAATATGTGCTCATATCAAATCGCGTTAGCGGCGATTGGGACTTTGACGTGCTTGGTAATAGCTGGGATGTTGATCTTTTATTCGAGGTAGGATTTACACCTGAAGAGCTTGAGATTGACATAAATGACACAGATGAAGAAGATGAAGAAAAGCCTAAGTGCGAAAAATGCGAATCCTGCGGTCAAAAGATAAAGAAACGCCCCTAGCACTATGCTAAGGGCGACGCTAACAAGGACGCACTGATGAATAATGTCACTATTGTGTATTATTTGTTATTATGCAAGACAAATTTAAGCCGGGAGAATGCTGACGGTGAAGCAGCTAATTCGAGCGCTGCACTCTAGACAGACGAACGATTGGCAAAGGAAGTTCAATTCTTCCCCTCGGCATATTGACAAAAAAAGAGGATACATGGATAAAGAATATAAGAAACTTTTGAAGAAAGAAAAAGCCGTAGAAAAAGACACTAGACGTATTTTGTCTAAGGATAAGGCAAGAGATGCGCTGGTCGAAAAAGGGAAGATGGCTAAAAAAGGAAAATGCTAATGGCAAGACCTCCTAGTTTAGATCGAACAGGAAGACCTAAGAAAGACATTGATTGGGAAGTATTTAACAACTTGTTACAATCACAATGTACCGCAAAAGAGATTGCAGGGTATTTTGATATACACGAAAACACTCTATACATACGTGTGCAAGAACAATTTGGAAAAACTTACACTGAATACAGTGCCAGCCAACAGAGTAAAGGACATAGTTTACTAAGAGCAGCACAATTTAAAAAAGCAATGGCTGGAAATCCACAAATGCAAGTATGGTTGGGTAAACAATATTTAAAACAAAAAGATACTAATAGTATTGAACTAACTCAGCAAGATATAGATAAAATGGATGGATTTGTTCAGATGCTACGAGATAAACAGAATCAATCCGAATCCCCAACAGAATCCTCAGATTTAAACAACGAAGATAACAACACAAGCAGCGAGTAAAAATCATACTGATTGATACTCACTATCATCGCCTGATCCGGCAATGCTTCAATAGACTTAATCATCTCATCTAACATAGCAATCAGCTCTAATCTCGTAGGCTTTCTCTTTGGCTCAGGGTCAACGATCGTTGGTAATACTTCATTCCCATTATCGTCTATTCTAATGAAGTTACCCCAATCTTTAGCCTGACAACATAAAGATTCTCCCCCGAATACAGATATTTGATCACACTTGCAAGATACATGATCGTTTTTCTGCAACGATTCGATGATATCGTTGCAGATTTTGCATTTGGCTCTATTTCTCAATTTCCATCCTTCCATACATTAGCAAGATTGTATAGCTTATCTAGCATATCGTTGTAGTCTTTTCTATTTTTGAATATGATGTTTATGTCATCGGTATCCATGTAAAAAAGATACCTATATTTATCGATGTAAGATAGCTCGTAAAATTTTCTTTTAGTCACTTCGTCCAATTCCATCACAGTATCTGATATCATGATCACACCGCCTTAACGCTATATTTTTCCCAATCGCAAGCGTCGCTCTCATCTTCCGCATCACTATCAATAATGTCCCATCTTACCATATACTCATTTCCCTCATCATCCTCGGCGATTGCTTGGTAGCAATCACTAACTATATAGTTGTCCACCGCTGTATGCGGATATGGTTGCTCTGTGATTGTTAACTCTTTGCCGTTATGTTGTACTGTTCCGTAATCCATGATAATTGTCCTCTTTTTGTTGTTAGTGTTATCACCATCACTTTCCCTGCTTTAGCAACTCGTATCTACTGATGACGAGCGTTAATCGCTGTACTTGCTTTGATAACTCTACTATAGCAAAAAAGGTAAATTTAACGCAACATAAAAAAAGAAAAAAGATGAAAATATGTCATAAAACATTGAACGTTAACGAGCGAATGGGTCATATCGATTTCGAAATCTCCCTTTGTTGTCGTCATCATACGGATTGTACTCTGTGACTTTATGCGTACATACCGCGTACCTCATGGCGTCCGTTGCGTGATCGTCCCTCTTCAATGGTGCGTCGATGCCTTTTTCACCTAGTTTAGGGTCCCATACATATCCCTCAATCTCATTTATAAGATTTGGACAGCAATCTAGCACACTTAAAACACCTTTGTACATTAGATCTGTCATGATCTGTATTCCTTTTTCCACGTCATTATCAGCGTGACATACTGCCATGTTCCGTCTTCTAAGTTCCAATTCAAAAGATGCTGCGCTTGGATCAATATATATTTTTCGTACGGGGTAATCTTCCAGAAACTTTTGAACGTCATCAGCTAGCTCGCTGTTAGTTTTTTGCCTTCCTTTTTTCTTATGATCCCAGTAATACTCTTTTTCTACCCAGATACGCTTACCTGTTTGAGTATATTTTCCAGTTGATACACCAATTAAAAGACAGCAGAAAGGATTATTTGTTCCGTAATCTATTCCTGCGATCCAATACTCGGCAGAACAAGGGGGGCGAGATAAAACATGCAAAGAAGGATCAAAAAATTCAAAGATGGCCCCCTCTGCAAGGCACCATAACCCCAAGACATTACGCTTATAAAAAATGCCACTTGAGCTAGCTTTGATACGATCCTTATATTCCTTGGTGAGAAAAACATTATCATCAAGTACATAGTGTAAGGCATAATAATTAGGATCTCCGGCATCGGCCTTGTCTATCCATTCCTTCATAATGTGTTTAGGTTGTTTGGGGTTGCAAGTTGCAAATGCAATGCTATGAGGATTTGATAGTCGCGTGTCGATCATATTAATAATTGAAGTTGGATATAAAGTTATCTCATCACAATATACAACAGACATCGTGAGTCCTTGAAACTTACCGAGATGCCCCTCATCTTTCGCCCCAAGAGTCGATATAGTCTTATCGCCGAAACGAAGTTCTCTCTTTCCTGCAAACCAGGTAAGATAGGGGCGAAAAATGGATAACTGCTCTGACTCCAAAAGTAAGCGGATCGCGTTATCATATATCGTATCCGACGTATAACCGACCATAAATAGCTGGTTATCTGGACATTCCCAGCAGGCTTGCATAAACCTAATAAGTGTGCAAACTGTTTTTCCCGTTCGTACAGATCCATGAGCAATATTCCACTTTTTGGTTGATTCTAAGATAAATTGAAGTTGTTTTGGGGCTAAAGGCTTATCATAGCTCATTCATGCCATCCTCTTTGTCTCAGTGCGTATCTTCTCCGCTTCTCCATGATCTTTATGTATTTGCCTGGATTAGCAACGTATTTTGGCTCATGTTCAAGTATCCAGTCTCGAGCTTGCTCGTATTCATCGAATGTCAAGCAAAAAGTAGGACAACCTTTCCGTCGAATCATCACTTGATATGTTGTACAATATTTATGTACGCGTTCTTTGATCATTGCCATTGACATTATTCCTTTGGTCTGATAGATTGTATCTATCGTATCAATTGTAACTTAACATGTCAACAAGGAGACACAAAATGACAGCAATTTTAATCTTAGCATCAGCAGTTTTACTAATTTTAGGACACAAAGAGCACCAAAAACTTGATAAGATGGAGCAAGATGTTGCCTCTATAAAATCAGAATTAATGATGATGGATGCAGCGGAAAAAGCGAAGGAAAATCATGAGTGAAATGAGCGAAGAAGAATATGTAGAAAAAAAAGGATATTTTTTAAACGAAGTAAACAAAAATATTTTAAAATTCTCAGAAAAAAACAATATTAGCTTTTCTTTTGCAATAGACGCATATTTTACGGCTATACTTAATCTTACTAATGAAACATTAGGAATCGAAGGTGTAAAATATTTAGGGTTAATTATATTAAATGATGTTGTTCCAGCGATTAAAAATGAAAAAGAAAGACAAAAAATAAACGAAGCTGCTTTGAGGGGTAAATAATGGATGAATATAAATTTGCTAAAAGTGTGTTTATTACAATAATTGTAATTGTTATTTCTATGGTATTTTATTTCACTTTAATTTCACCATTTATTAACGTATGGCATCAGGAAATGATCGGAAAGGCAGAATTTGCAAGGGCAGAATCTAACAGAAAGATAGTGACTCTTGAGGCAATAGCTAAAAAGGAATCATCTGAAGCTTTGGCTCAAGCAGAAGTGATAAGAGCTGACGGAGTAGCTAAGGCTAATAAGATTATAGGTGATAGTCTAACGGGTAACGAGGGATATTTGCGTTATCTATGGATACAGGGATTGCAGACGAATGAAATGTCTGTTGTTTATATACCAACTGAAGCAAATTTGCCAATTATGGAAGCAGGAAGATGGAGAGAAATGGAAAAATCGAAAAATAATTAAAATTTAAGAAAGAAGAATAGGAGAGAAATGATAGCACTTATTTTAGCATCTCTTGTATGGATATTTGTATATAGAATCTCAGATTAGGGGAGGGGGAGAAATGATAGAGAAAAATCACATAAAATTACAAATATTTGAATTCATAATTCTTGTAGCTACCATTTCAGGATTATTTTTATGGTGTCGATCCGAATCAAGAAATGACTATAGAGAACTCGAAAGATGGACAAAAGATATGTTGTCATCAATACAAGCTGAAATAAAAGATTTTCACGGTAGGCTTTGTGCATTAGAAGAAAGATCAAGGGGAGAAAATAAATGAGTTACATTTTATGTTTTTTAGTTTGGTTGTTTATTTACCCTCTTCTTTGTGAATAAACAATTGTTTCAAATCTTCTTCGGAAATGTTTTTGAGCTGATCATACATTTCTGGAGAATCTTCTTTAATCTCTCTAGCATACAGTCCTAAAAGATTCTTAACTATATACCATTTATTTTGATTTATCCCATGGACAAGCTTCGTTGTTATTTGCTGCAATCTAGGGTTTGTAAGCATTTGACGAGACAATTTACCTAGTGATATTTTAGTTGCAACGGGTCCTAAATAATAAGGATTACCTAATACAGCACTCGCTAAAGCTCCGCCCGCTGCCAAGGTTTCTACTCCAGATACAATATCAGATGTAAGAGTAGGCTTTAGCTTTCCTGCTATTTTCGAATATTTTGAATATAGCAAATTGACGGTATCAAAGTCTTTGGCAAGATCAGGGGACAAAGTTTTTATGGCGTCTTTAATAGGTCCCTTCAATAAGGATAACTGCTTAGTCTTTCCACCGAGACTATGATTTACATCGGCATAAAAGTTCATTAGGCTTTCGCCCGTTATCTTATTTCCAAGCAAATCCTGAAGATCTTTATTTACTCTTGCCTGAACTTTTCTAGGCATGAGTGCAATTTTTTCTTTCAGAGAATTGATTAATTTTCCGTTGTTTAACTCAGAAATTTCATTTTTAGCAGCAGGAAACTTAGATAAATTCTTATAGGCACTTCCTAAAGCTTCTTTTGTTTTACCTAACGCTCTTTCTGTAGATCCCCTTTTTGGAGTTAATTTGGTTAACCACTTTTGCTTAAAGTCTGATTGAATCAAAGGAGTTATTTCTTCATCGGTCAAACCCATTTTCCTAGCTGCTTTGATTATTTCCTTATTGCTCCCACTAGAAATAAGTTTTTTAGTTAAATCGGGACCCATAAAAGCGGTAAATTCAGCTGCTGTTTGCGCCCACTCAGGAGCTCCTAATTCTTCCGCAAGTTGTCCAGCTCCACCTGCTGCTATAGATCTACCAATAGTTGAAGTTGACGCACCTGGAAAAGCCAAAGCGGTTGGAGTTTCTCTAAGTCCTCGCCTTATTCCTTTTTGTACGGCACCTTCATCAGTGGGTAATAAGACATCTAAATTCTTTGTCTGTTCTTCAAGTTGTTCTTCAGTAGATTTAGGTTTAATTATTTCCCCTTCTTCAGTGATATCGGGAAAATCTTGCAAAGGACCCATTATTCTCCCTAGCCTTCCTAATCCTTCAATGCCTCCCTTAAGAATCGTTTTTCCATAATCGGCGATATCATTGAAGAAGGATTTTTCATTAGGCATAGGAGCCCTAGAAGCCACATCTAAAAAACCCTCTTTCCCCGGCTTAATCTCATCATCCAAAAGATCAAATATCGATTCTGGCATACTAAAACCTTTCTCTAAATTCTTGAGGGGTCATTTGATAAATACCAAATTCCTCTATAGATGGCACATAATATCCCAATGATTCAGCCATTTTTAAAGCCTTATCGCCATACTTTTCTTTAAAAAGTTTAGCATTTGCAAGAGTTAGGGGTGTTCCTTTAGGAACAGTCTTACCTAAATTTGACTTCATTGACTTTAGGCCTTTTTCTTGCTCTTCAATTTCTTTCATTCGATAAGTAGACCGTTGAAATATCTCTTTCTCTAATGGCTTTAAAACTTGATGTGCGCGTTTTGAAACATCTTTCTTAACATATCCATATCTTTTCATATCCTCTTCAGCTATACGATCAAATTCGTTAAGATATGCTTTATCTAAGGCAACTTCCCCTTCAAGCATTTCTTGGACAGTTAAATTAGCCTCTCTACTTTGTCCAATTTTAGGAAACATAGAGTTAAGTCTTTGCTCAAACCATTGGTTTTGAGCTTTTGCACTTACTTTACCCATATTACTCATTAGATTTTCTTTACTAGCAGTGATCAATTGAGCCCCTTTTTCGGTTCTAAAAACGTCTTTTCCTGTTAAATCCGCCAAATAATCTAAAGAAAAAGTTCCCATATTCCCAGTTTCGACGGCATCCCTAGCATGATTTAAGGCCATTTCTTTTTTTGGTATAGATTCTCTAAGTTGATCTGCTTGTTCTTCCTGTTTTACGGAAAATTTTGTGTGATATCCTCTTTCTGCTTCAAACGCTTTATTTTTAGCTCTTGCTCTTTCAGATGCTACCCTAGATAAATCATGTTCCCCAGCAGCGGCATATAATTCAGCTTCACGAAATGGATCTTCTTCAATTTCTTCTCTTGGCAATTCATTATTTTGCACTAAATCTCTAAATGAATCCTGATAGAGTTTTTCATTTAAAGGAATTCCCAACTCTTCAGCAGATTCAAAAATAGCTCTGTTATATTCATCAGGAGAATATTTACTTTCTTGTTTTCTGTTGAATCCATTTCCTGATATATCTTCAATTAGTTTTCTTCGAGTAAGATCCTTAAATTCAACAAGTTTCTTTTGGTTTTCTTGTTTTTGTAATTCTATTGCTTGTTTGTCTTTTCCTTGAATAAGAAGTTCTCTTATTTTAGGATTTCTTACCCCCTGGAGATCATATCCTCTTTCTTTCAAAGCAATATCCTCAGCCTTCCTAGCTTCCTCAGCTTCTGCTTTCATTTGATGAGCTTGATACATCTCATTTGCTTGATTAAGCCCCCCTCTCAAAGCAGCTCCAATTTTCTCGCCTCTAGTAGGTCCTTGTTGGGGTGTTCTTCTAATAACTTGTATTGGCATAATATCTCCTTAATCAAAACCTGATCCTACACTTGCACCTAAAGAAGCCCCTTTTAACGCTAAAGCTGGATTACCAGCACCCAAAGCAAAACCAGCAGCGCCACCTAATAAAGCCCCACCAGCTCCACCCCATCCACCAAGTCCACCTTGTTTCTGTTGCTTCTCAACAAGCGATCTTTCATAAGGCCGCTGATTTAATAGCATATTGCTATATCCCATAATATCACTTAAAGCCTGCCTCATTAAATTTTGTCTATTTCCTTGCAACTGTTGAGCAAAATCTGCTGCAGCTTGTGATTGCGCATTTTGGAAACCGCTACTTCGTCTAGCCCCAAAACTACCAGCACCACTAAACTGAGAAGCTAAACCTCTTTGAAGTTGACCGAATTGCTTTAATGCCGGAGCTTCCATTTCTTCAAATAACGCTTCATCTCCACCAGCAAGTCTTGATAAATAGCTATCAGGTGCTAAATGTCCAAAACTTCTGCTAAATAATTTCTGTTGTTCTGGAGTAAAGTTTTGCAATTGAGCTGCCCTAAATCCCTTAGGAATTACTTCACCAGCTAATTGCCCTCTATCTCTAGCCATAATTCACCTCTTTTTCTTTATCCTATCACATTAGGGAAGTCCAATCCACTCCAAAACAACAGTTCCAGAGGAAATAACCGGATGAGCCCCAGCCCCTGCATTTATTACAATATCCATTGAATTAACAATAATATTTACCTGTCTTGTCACATCTACCACATCTACATAAGGCAAAGGATACCAGATTGACCCATCCGTAAAAGTACCCCAAATCCTTACAAATCCCCCTATCCTAGATATATTGATACCATGAGGGATATTGTGAGGAAAAGCTGAAATAGCTCCTAAATTGTAAACCTGCCTGATTCCTTGCTGTCTAAAATTCTTAGCGATAAACCAATTCTCTCCGGTGACAACAGGTCGATTTATCGTAAAAATCGATACTGTACGATTATTCACAGCGTTAGCAGTCTTTATGTATGCTCTGCTAAGTTCAGTAACGAGTTGGTCTATTTCTTTAGGGAATTCTCTAGTAGTTGGGAGATAGGTAACTTGATTTGATACATTATTCATACGAGCATTTGGCTTGGTGATACATCCATAATAATACCATGTAATTCTATCTCAGCAAATTGATTCAAAGGCTCGGTCGATGCCGCAGTTCCTCCAGATATGTAGGGAATAAAAAAAGTCGAATCAACAAATATCGTCACAGTGGTTGCATCAGATGTTACGACGTAATAATTATTTCCATTTAAATCCAACATGCCAACTACACCAGATATGAAAATAATTGTTCCAGTCGGAAAATTACCCGCACAAGTCAAAACACAGGGATTAGCTTGTGTAGCTCCAGTAATTGCAAAAGTATCTGGGCTCGGTGACATCGATCTCATCTGAGCATCTGACATTGTAAATCCAAGTTGGATAGTATCTCCAATAAGAGACGTATTTACTCTATGCCATATTTGATCTTGTTGTAATGCCGTAGGAGTCATTAAATTAGAGTTAGCAGGCGTCAACCCTAAATTAGTGCTTTCGGGGCATGTATAGAGTATAGTACTATAAATCAAAGATGAATTTATTGTACTGATTCCAGGTATGATAGGTCCTATATTATAAGGAGAAGAGGCATTTTGACTTAAATAAATTAATAAGGTGATCTGTGATTCTTCAGTAGAGGTTAATAGATATCTTTGAGCCCCAATTCTCGTTTTTCTGGAATCGTTCCAATGTACAGGAAATTGCTTAGTCTGTATAAATGGATTATACATTCTAACAATGTAACCGCCTCCCAAATAAGTTCCTGAGCCGATATCTGGATTAACTTGGAAAGTATTTCGATTATTAGGATCGGCAGGATTTGGACTCACTGAAAATATTTGATTATTTACATAAGGAGCAATAGTTCCTAAGCAACCTTGTATGATGATATAATCTCCATCATTCAAGCAATGGTTTGTACAGGTAACGATATTTCCAGAAAAACTAGTAATGTAAAGAGAATCCTCTTCAGTTGTTCCAACATTCCTTAAAAAAATAAATCCTTGTTGATTGCCTACGATAACCTGAGGTTGATTGACCGTACTGCTACCAGAATTCCAAGGATCATTCCAATCTGCCCAAGTAGGATATTTATCTCCAACAGTTGCCCAAGTCAAACCGGTCCGTTGCAGAAAAGGTCCATAGCAAGTGTAACTTTCCCTAAAAATGGACCATGTATTGTCTCGATAATTGTATAGCAATGTTTGGTTAGGGAATATTGTATCAAATTCATTATCAGTATAGGTAAAGTATATCCATTCATTGATAAAATCTCTCTGTGAACTTACTCTTTGCAGGCCGTTATCATTGGTATGAAACTCAAAGATCTGATCAGGAATAGGCAAATCTATTCTTTGACACTGGGTTTGAGAAGTAATCGTTATGCCTCTTGTTCCAATAGCAAAAACCCCATCATCAGTATTGATAGCGCTAAATGTAGATGTAGAACCATATTCAGAGTTTACAATAAATACATTGAAAGGAACGATATCATTTCCTGAATAGACTAACCTCGCCTGCCTTGCGTCAAAGCCTAAGATAAGCATATCTTCATTGATCGATGTCGTATTGATCTGCTGGCTAGTTCCAAGTGTTAGAAAATAACCAAATCCTGGCTGATCAGTAAAATAAGCGTTTGCCGTTGCGTTTTGGTTTGTCGGTGTTAAAATAGGAAAAAACTCAGTCGTTGGAAGATCAACGTCACCAGTAAACGAAGCTGTGTAATAAGGAGTCCCGTTTTGACTACATATAATTGTATCTTGCAAATAGACAGGATTAGATCCATCCGCAGCTTGTACAACGCATCCGATAAAAAGCAACCTATCTTTAAAAGGAACGATCATTCTCGCCCCAGCTAAATAATATATTGCTGGTGGCAAATCTCCTATAGAAAAAGCGCTTTGAGAAAGAGGGGGCATAAAATTAACCCATCCATTACCAGCAACAAATACAGGATTTAGACGACTTGAATTTGTAGGATCACCATCAAACCAACGGATGCAATCTTTAGTAACATCTGATCGATTCGTTAAATACTGTGCAATTCCAAGAGTTCCATTTAAAGCAAGTGTAGCCTCAGGAAATGTAACGATGATATTATTTGCATCAGTGACAGTTGTTACATAACCTGTTTGAAAATTTATCCCTGTTGTTGTTTGAACCTCATTAACAAAAATAAAGTCTCCAACAACTAGACCATGACCTATTATTTGTAGGCTAGCGGTTGTTGGTGTAAGAACAGTAACGGTTACAATTGGCTTAAACTGAAGTCCTATATTCGTTATAGTAAATGGCTGAGTGATCCCGTTTGTCACCCAAAAAGCATTTTCATAGTTAATGGTCCAAAATTGCTGATAATTTTGCCCATTCCAGGTAACTGGCGTCCAATTGGTCTTTTGAGTATATCCCGGATATGTGCCAGTAGGAGGGTTTTTATACCAACTTACATCATTGGACAGATAAGGAAAATTCTGATCGATTCTGTAAGCGTAGACAGTGTCAAATCCAATTGTACCGCTATTCTGTGTATTAGATACGTTGAATTCTCTTAAACCCATTGCGGGCAACTTTGGATAATAGTTAAACACTGCAGAAACGGCATTTCCAGATTCAGAAGCAATAGTGAAATCTCCGGTAGCATAATTAATAGATCCACTAGGTGATAATGTACCATTTTTGCTAGGATCTGTGTAATTAGTGATCCCATGAGTAATAGTGACAGTTCCTGGAACAATATCACCACCGGATTGTAATGAAAATCCTGTCAAAAGATTCCCATTTCCTGATCCATCCAAAGTGATTGTGCTTGTAGAGCTGTAAGAAACAGATGTAGAGATAAAATGTCTTTCTAATCTACAAAGAAGTTCGGTACCTCTTTTTCTTTTTACCCTTCCACGCCATTGATAAGCATTTAGGATAACAGGGAATGAGTCGTTGTCGATATTGAACGGAAGACGATTAGTCTGTAAACCTTTTTCGAATGGACCAATGACTAATTTATTCATTAAACCCCTATCGCCATCCAATAAAAACTAGCGCCATTTACAGCTACTCCCGTTCTAAAATTAAAACTTGTTGTATTTACATCAGTAATAACCCATCCCACGGCTGGATTAGGGGCAGGAATAAGATTGGCAAGATTAGCAACAACAGAGTAGACAGTTGTAAAAGGAATAGGAAAAACTATATTAGTAGTTCTACTATTAAGAGTAGTAGGAGCAGATCCGTATTGATAAATTATAGCACCTGTAGCAGCAAGTGGAACCATTAAAGACTGATTTCCACCGTTTCCGGGCATGAATGTCCAACCTCCAATACCTGTGGTTATTGCGTTATCGTTTCCAAATAAAGCAAATTGAGTCGAACTGGTAGTCTGAAAAGTCAATTGATATTCGTTTCCTGAAACTCCATTCGTAGAAAAAAGATTAGAAGTTCCTTCAGCAGATTTAGCATAAAGTGTCGTAGATGAAGATATGGTAGCTCCAGGAATAGCCAAAAGATTAGGATATCTAGACTGCTTGTGAAATCCACCGTTATTTTGATTAAAGCTGTAGTGATCTTCGTTAATCAGGTTATCAATGCTATTAGTATTTTCCTGCAATTTTGGCTGATCATTGGAAGGATTATTCGTGCTGAAAGGGATGTTATCCGTATAATTATACTTAGTCATCTAAAATCCTGACATGTTATTTAGTCCCCATCCAGTAGCTCCAAATTGGCTTTGAGAGTATAGAGTTTGGGTCCTAGTTGATGTAAATTGTCTCTGACTTCTTTTCCAAACAAGCATTTCTTGCTCACGGAAAAAAGGTTCGTAAAATTGCAGTTGTTCTATGTCTCCAGTATCAGAAAGTATCTTCCTAGCGGCACCACGGGCCAGATATTCACTCATGTACGCGAACTGAATAGCGTCTGAGGTATTCAAGTATGCTGCAGGTGATAGGTAAGCGTCTAATTCGACAAGATATTGTGTATTTGGAGGAGCTCTAAAAGTAAGCACGTTATCATAATACAATACCGATCTGGGAATACCCATTTGATAATAATAACACAAACCGTTAATAGGCATCCCATCAGGGATAGCAGTAGGAAAATAAACATTTTGCGCTACTCCTGTGAAATAATTGATCGTGTTTTGTGTCGTAGAATAAAAAGGAAGCGGTATAGTTGGTTGACCGATCGCCGTATTTCCATAAGGAGCAGCTCCCGGATTCATTAATAACCCATAGTTTTGATTGCCATCAAGAAATTGACCGCTATCGGCTATTGTTATATTAGCTCCATCTGCTCCAGTAGTTGTAAAATATACGCTAGAAAAAACGCTGGAAACGGGAACTTGAGGAATTTTTGTTCCTGCATTATCAGAAATAGGCGGATCTACGATCACATTACTCCCGCTATTAAATGCAATGACACCTGTCATATCTACATGTCCGCGTATAATACAAGCAGAAATTGGATTATTAATAGGACTAGTATTTCCAGGTAAAAATGGGAACGGAAGCGTATAGGGGCCAGTAGTTCCGTTCCCTGTTCCAACCTGCACGTTAAGTTGGACGTAATTGGGCCATAAATTATTAAATTGATTACGTTGCCCATAAAAAGGAATCTGTATCCCATTGACAAAACACGGGTCCATGAAACCTTGATAAACTGGGTAATAACTTATTTCTTGGGGTCCTAACTCTGTTTGAATGCTATATAAAGGCATGTTGTATCGATCCACACCAGGAGTGGTAATGAATTGATAGTTTGTCCTAAGATCGAATAATTGTATTCTAGCATCGACATCCATCGTCACAAAACGATTGATATAATCAACGATAAGAGCATCTGATATAACGGCATCCGATGGGCTTTTGATTATGCGTCGAACATAAGTAATTACTGAATTTAAGACATTCATCTCTTGCCTTTGTGCAATCCTTTTAATGTTTCAGCTAATCTAGCTCTTTTAGCAGTCGTTGGATTTTTCGAATGCTCAGCTTTTTTTAGCTTTGATTCTGGAATCTTTTTACCTTCAGGAAAGTGCAAAGTTTTATGCAAAGCTCCTTTATGCTTTATAGCTTCTTGAATCCATTTTTCTTTAGCCATTATTTAGCCTTGTGATGTTTGTGTCCCATTTTAGCCATCTTATGAAGAGCGCTTAAATGATGTTTAGCCATCTTAGCATGATGGGCATGTGAATGCTCTTCATGATGCTCGTGATGTTCTTCTTTGTGATGCTTGGCATGATGTTTAGCATGATGCTTCTCATGATGTTCTTTTTCGTGATGCTTGGCCATTTTTTTCTCCTTAATTTTTGTTTTTCAATTCATGTAAATCCGCTTTACATTAAAAATTCGAGGCACCCATAAAGATAGACTTTCTATTAGATACTGGCAAAGCATCCAGACGATTTTTCGTTGATTCAACGATCAATTGACCTGTCATCGTACCAAATTGATTTGTACCAACCGGCTTGCTTTCATCCATCTTAAGTTCTCTATATGTACATCCTTTAAGTCTTTCAGCTACGTATCTAGGTGCCCAAAGAGGTTTTCCTACTGGAACGATCCATTCTTCGCATGGAACGCCCGCAAAAGGCTTAACCCATAAAGTGATTGCTTCACCGATACATTCTCTATTTTCAGCTATAAATTTCACATATTCTTTTGCTTCAATATAATCTTGGCGATATTTTTCATTGAATTTTTCGTTAGGTTGGAAACTTCTATTAGCTTTTAGATAAAGTTCGTTTGATTTTTCAATATCTGACTGAGCAATTTTATGAATAGGTTCCACATCTTTTTTCGGGGCTGCCGATAATGTATCAAGATTGATTTCTTTAAGTTGATTTTCAAAATCTTTAGAAGATTCAGCGATTTTATCTAATTCTTTTTCTGCTTCTGATGTCTTCATTTTTGGTCTTTTATCGTCTGTCATAATGTACCTATAATGGTGAAATGTTGATGAAAGCGCCGGGGACATTAGTAGATGTCTGATTAGTACCTGTTGAGCTAGTCAGGCCGCTATTAATATCTCCAACGGCTAATATTTGGGGTAAAACTTGTCCTGATGATGAAATAAATGGATTTGCATTCGATGAGTTAAGGCTTATTTCTACTTGATTAGGATTCGGGATACTTAAAACATATCCTGTTTGTTCGTTAAGTTGACTGCATCCGTTTTGTTCTGGAATGATTAATCGAACCTGTTGGCCTACCACATAGTTTAAGTTGACTGTTGTTGTAACAAGAGTGGTAATTCCTAAAGCAATAGCAGATATAACGAATCGACTCGGCTGGTAAAACTGAGCGTTGATGGGGACATTGCTATAGGGCGGTATAGGCCCAAAAATTAACGGAGGCGTAGCCATTTCTCTCCTAAAAAAGGGGATGGTTTCCCATCCCCCTAACATGCAAAAAAATATTAATATTTACAAGAAATATTACATATTTTTACGGATTGCTATAATCATGAAGATAAGCTCTCCATTCAATCACGTCGCCATCCGCACCACCTAAGAATGCATCCGTGTCAGTATGACCTGCACCAGTTCCAATAATGAAACCTTGAGAAGTATTATTGACAAATGCACCTCTAATTGCTGGACCGTTAATTGTCCTTGTTCCACCCGAGAATGTCGGAAACTGTGGAGAAGGATAAAGAGGAGATCCTGCGCTAATTAAATTACCGCCTGTATTTACATCACCAACAGCAACAACTAATGGGAACTGTAATCCCGGTAAAGTTGAAACAGGTTGATTTGTAGTAAAGGCAGTATAGGAAGATGAATTGATGTTAACGACAAACGTCCAGTTATCTGTAATGGATACTACATATCCATATACTGGAGATCCTGGAATCAAAATGTCTGGCAATTCATTTAATTGGCTTGTACCCCATGATGTAGGAATATGGAAACCAACTTCTTGACCTACCACATAATTATGATATGCAGCCGTTTGAATTGTTGTCGTAGCACCTAGCGTGATTGCTGTAATGACATTAACACCAGGTTCATAAAGGAATGGATAAAGCAACTTCTTAACAAAAGCACCTGTAGGTGAAGCTGCTAAGTTTGTATAAGCTGAATTATTTGTGTTCCAGTTAACAATAAAATTATTGGCATCAGTAACAGTTACAATGGTCATAGGAACGTTACTCAATTGAGGCATACCTGCTGTGAATTGAGTAGAGTATAGACCATAAAACATTACTGTATCGCCTACACTATAGCCGTGACCAGTTACCTGAAAACTAGTTGTTGTACCTTTTGTTGATGCAACAACTTGTTGAGCAGGTCCAAACTGGAATCCTAATCCAGCACTAAACGGAGTAATACCATTTGTAAGCACCAAATCGGTACTTAATGTGGTAGCCCCGTTATATACTTCAATTACTGTAGGATTATATGTGACCATGCTAACTGTTACGTTAACACTAGCATCCCATTTTGCAAATGGAACACCATCATCAGCAGGTGTTAAACATTGAGTATAGTTGATTAACTCAACATAATCAGGAGTAAAAGGCAAATTAATGTATTTAAGGCTCGGAGCAGATACACCAAGAGATCCACCTGTAACAGTATAATTACCCTTAGCCATTCTTGAATATTCAGCCATGATCGCCTCCTTAAATTACAGCAGCGCTTTTACGCGTGCTAAGTAGGTTTCTAATAGCTGTATCTTGCGTTAAAGCCTGAGCTTGCCAGAATTTAACAGCCAGAGTAGCATTTTGGGCCAACATACCACTATAGTATGGGTCACGATAAATTAAAGACATTGTACCACCGTTTTGGTTAATATGGGTGATAGCTTGTCTACCAACGACTGTATTGTAATAAACGTCATTACCAAGAGCTGAAGTTTGTCTTGCAACTGGAGCTTCAGAACTTGTTAAGATACGTATGTTAAATACTGAACCATATTCAGTCTGCAAAGCAGAAAGATTAGATCCATAGTTCCATTGGTTTAAAAATCCTTGTCCTGTCAAAGAATCGAAATCAGACTGAAGTTCAGTTGAACTAAGCATGAAGTATGCGCTTCTTACAGGACCTGTACCAAACTTCAGACTACCTTCGATACCGCTTTCAAATTTGAAAGCATTATTTGTCTATCTATTACTTGTTGACCAATGTAAAACCGATTTACATGGGCGGGCTAGTCTTCTCAGCTAACCTCTCTATGTTTCCATAGAGTCTAGAGCACCGCATCATGCTTTCGCATGTCTTTCCGCTTGCTACGTTCACGCTGCAAGAGCAAATAGCTCAGCTTGCGCCTTGTTGTCTTCACCATTACGTGTTAAGAGTTTCAAGTCCATCAGGAAAGATTTATACTCGACACACATTTTATCGAGTGTTGTAGCAACTAAAGAAAAGTCTGCTACGCCTAGGTTTGTAGGATTATCCATTCTATTACTTGTTGACTTAAATCACCCAACCAACTATCATTCTAGTATGATTAAAAGTACCGATCTTGCTTACACTGCTGGCTATATTGACGGAGATGGATGTTTCTACATTGATAAAATCTTTGTAGAAAATCGATTTAAATACCGTTGTTTTATGGCTATAAATTCTACTGAAATTGAAAATCTTCAGTGTATTCAGAGAACTTTCGGAGGAACTTTGACTTCCAAACCAAGTATTAAAACAGGTCATAAACCGTTGCATCGTCTTATAATAAAAGGAAAGAATCTTGAAATCCTTAAGGAAATTCAGCCTTTTTTGGTTGAAAAACTTAATGAATTTGAAGTTTTCGAAAAATTTAGAGATCCAAAAAACAGAGAACTTAGAGACCAATTGATTGATGAGATGGAAATTTTTAAAAAACAATCCAACATCATAAAGGTTTCTATAAAAAAAGAAGTTGAATCTTTTAGAAACACAATTGATCCAACAGAAGAAGATTTTGCCTATCTTGCAGGGTTTATCGATGCTGAATGTTGTCTCAACATCAATAAAAACAAACCTAAAAATAGACCTAATCCTACTTACAAAGCTCTTTTGCAATGCAACAACACTAAATCCCCATTTTTTTATTGGGTTTCCAGTAGATTTGGAGGCCAGTTTCACTTCATTGATAGAAGTAAATACATTAACCACAGAAATCAAATGTGTTGGAGACTTTCTGCAAACTCTCTCTTTAAAATTCTCGAAAAAATTTACACTTTCCTTATACATAAAAAGCCAGTTTGTGAAGAACTTATTAATTTTTGTAAAACAATTGTCCCTCTTGAATCTGTCATAAGCAGGAATAGTCCAAACTTTGGACAATTTTACAAGCCTATTATGGAACAAAGAGAAAAAATATTTCATAAAATTCAAGCCCTTAACAAAAAAGGATGTTAATTTAAGCGGGTGGTCATTTCTGCCACCTCTGCATATTACTATGCAGACTCGACTATCGCATACGTTTAATAAAACGTCCCTTGAACTTAGTCTGTCAGGCTGCACGAATTAAATAATTCTGCTTGCCCCTTGTTGTCCTTTACAGCTTAATTTAAGCAGCAAGTGGGAGTTCCAAGTCAATCATCGAGGGTTTTACAACAGCAATACCTTTACCGTTGGTACCTGCTCCAGCATTAATTTGGCTAGCAGCTGATACAATATAGTCCCGTAAAATTAAATCCTCAGCTTGCCTCATGGCTACCGCTAAACGCTCAGATACCCAAGCTAATACACCTTCCTGATCCTGGATAATGACTTGTTCGTTAATGATACAGCCAGTACCAAAAACAGCCATTTGAGCATCAATAATATCTCTTTGAGGAACTTGTGCAGGAGGATCAATACCAGAGTTACCAAGTTGTACAGTTGGAGGCTGAAGAGCTCTAGGTCTCATAAAACGATATGTAGTACCGCCATTCATTGGCATACTTGACTTATCGCAGATTGTAATATAATTCATACCAGGAGTTGGCACGTATAACATTCCAGGCGCAAGCGACTGCAATATCATCGGACCCAAGTTACCTGTGGTCGTAATCATGAATAACACCTCGAATAAGGCATTAATGTGACATGTGATCGGGAGACGAACCTAACTACATCTATTCTCGAGCATGTCTATTGAAAGGTGCGAATCTTTCTAACGCGAATTGCTCATAACGCAGAGCTTACGTAATTTCTTTATACTTATTCTTTGATTTCATGTAAAGCGGATTTACATTACGATTTTTTTTTGATGTAAATCCGCTTTACATTGGAGAAATTCTTTCATTTTATTATCGAATTCTTCTTATATTAAGGGGACAATATCTTTTTCATTAGGATGTTCTAAGAACATTTTGGTGGTTCTTTAGGATCTTTAATGCCTGAAAACTTATAATAAGCAAAAGTCCCCATTAAAACAGCTCCAGCGACAAAATAACCGATTTGTTCAATGTATTCCATATATCCTCACCTTTTTTTAGGTATTTTAGCACCAGCTTTTCTTGCCTCTGATAAAGCAATGGCTATTGCCTGTTTTTGATCTTTAACTTTAGCTCCCGAGCCACTATGTAAAGTTCCCCTTCCATATTCATGCATCACAGTCTCTACTTTATCTTTAGGCTTAAGATTCTTTCTTTTTTTTGCACCTTCACCTAATTTATCAGGGTGTTTCATTGCTTTTTTTATAGATTCTTTCATTTTAAAACCCCATCCTTGATTGCAATTCTTTCATCTTCTTAAAAGCCGCTTCTTGCCCTTGTGGACTATAATCACCTTGATTACCAGTATAAGGAGATGAACCTACACCACTAGGCTGGTAAAAAGGAACTCGTCTATTAGCATCTACTTTTTCCTGAATAGTGGATTGCTTAGGCTTTTCTTGGTGAAGACCTAAAGCTTTTATACTTTTATATACTAGCTTTTGTCTTTCGAATCCTTCAGGCATCTCTAAAATGCTTTCAGCAAGATCCGGATCTAATTGAGCAAACTTTTCTGCATGCTGTAGAACATCATAAAAGTCTTGATTTTGCTTAAGCCAATTCTGTTGTCTTTCTTCAGCCAATGCTTGATTAACAGCACGCTTAATTTCAGCTTGCGTCTGTTGTTTGGTTTGCTCTCCAAATCGATTAAGGGTTTTATTCAGCTTCTTTTTATCTACATAGGGCTCACTGTCATCATCTTCATCATCATCAGGAGGAACTTGTTTTTTTGATTGAGCTTCCCTTAAAGCTTCTTCTGCTTGTAACCTTGCCTGTCTTTCCATAGCAAGTTTTTGTTCCATAGCTCTAAAGTTGTATTCTTTGTCATTTTGTTTTTTTTCTGGAATATTTTGATCTTGAACTTGTGGATTCTGTGTGGTATCAATCATATATTGTCTCCTTTAGCCTATCACGCGGGCAGCGGTTGGATTTACTTCATTTAAAGGAATTTCTAGATAAAAGGCAATATATGAATAGTGAAAAGATTCAAAAATACTATACGCCATATCTAGAATGTCGAAATCCGAAAACAGGGGAGATCTTTCAACTTATTCCTGAAATCAAGAATAACTCGGAAAAAATAAAGCCATTATACAAGCAAAATAGAACAAGGAAGAAAAATGAAAATCAATATACTTGATGCACATGATAGATTAACTGACTTCATAAGCAAATCATCAATGGATATCGCTGAGTGTTGTCAAGATTTGATCAATCAAAGACCATTTGGAAGCCATGCGTTCTACATTTTTGCTCATAAACGCACAATTGGGTTAGATGAAAAGTTTAACTTATTCCTATCAGGTAAGTATTATTCATTGGCTGATGTTCCAGAAGCCACAATTATATGGCAACCACGTTTGACAAAGCCAAAAGCACAAACAAATTCAATGCTATTTAAGGCCTATCCTGGAACTGATAAGATAAAAGTTATATGGATGATACCAGGAAGAGAAATGTTTGAGCAATACCAGAAAGACAACTTGACAGAAAGCAGCATTGTATCTGAAAGTATTCACGCTTTCGAAAATGATAGAGGGCGTTTAGAAGCAAAAGAAGACGATGATTTAAGCGATGAAGCGATTGACAAGATCTACCAGAGCATCGCTAAAGGGTCTAAGAATAAAAACAATCTACTAATTCAGTAGATTTTAGGAGATTTTGACATTGGAAAATAACGATAGATTTTATGTAGAGTATGTTATTTTAGAATCGGATGATGAAAAAGAAGAAGCTGAAACTTATTTAAAACTTTGGTTGAAATTTTTCCCAAGGAGAATAGTAGAAAGAGGTGGATCAATAGAAATATTAGAAGTGATTCATATTGATCAACCTGGATATGATTTAGGAAATGAAGAAATTATAAAAAGAAGAATAGGCTTAAAGATAAAGGTTAGGATAAATGAGCGATTGGAAAAAGATAAACAGTGAATTATGGATGGATTTTGACGCTTTTTCTAAGGTATTCATTTCACAAGGGTCTCATGATGGTAAATATTATATAGAAGCCGAACTAAAAGAATCCAATGATGTTTGGACAATTGGAGAACCTTTTGATTGCGAAAAAGAAGCTGAAAAAGTAATGGATGGATATTTCAAGATTGGCACAAATTCACCGCCAAGGTAAATTTACCCTAACATCAATGCAACATAATCGAGGTTATCAGACGTTGATAGGTAAACAGGAGTCCCCCCGGCCTGACCGGGGGTAAAAGAGAAAAGTCACACTTAACTAGGGAAGTTCTCAATATACCATGAAAGAATATTTAAGCAAAGAAAATTATGCTAAAGATTTAGGAGGCTTGCTTAACTTTTTCTTAGAAAGTTTACCTCCTATCAATAAACTGCGATCAATACCAACAGGATTTCTGATTCCAGTTCCCTGATTATACCCATTAGGCATATGTGAGCTAGGAGTATGAAAGTTTTTAACTTTTCCTTTTGTCGTTTTCTTTGTCATATAAACCTAAAGTTTTAACGCGACCCATTGGTACGCCGGGTTTTGCATCATGTGAATCTGTTCCAATTGGCTGATTTACTCCCACACCATAGTCATAGCCTTGAGAAACAAAACTGCTAGATCTTTTGTCGTAGCATTCTGGATCTACACTTTGAGGAAAAGGCTTATGTATAATTTCTTTTGGCTCGGTTCTATCCTTAAAGCCAGTCTTAAAATCTCTTACCATGATAATCCCTTTTTAAAAATGGGTAATGGCTTGCATGAATGATCCACTACCCCAAACCGCGAGGGGTTTAATTTCGATAACCATCTTTTTGCTTATGCTGATTAATCTTTTTTTCCATTGAAGACTGAACACCTCTAATAGCTTCAGTAGTATCTTCATACTTTGTTAAAGCACCTGCACCTTCAGCTGAAGATTCGGTTTTGATTTTTGCACCTTCTGGAAAAGGAGATCCCTTTGATCTACCTCCGGCCCAGAAAGAATGATCATCAATTCTTTGACCACCACTCATAATATTCTCCTTTATTTTTCTTCAAGGCATAGAATATCTTGCCTGAAGTAGTTTGGGTTTTCTTTTTTCATCTTCTTAAAATTTTCTTCAATCCTCTCACAGTCTTCAATATGATATTGACCACATACAGTGTCCATATTCGCACCCTGATAGATATAATTCCCATTACTAAGTAACAGAAAGTCTTCATTTTCGTAAACGACATTCATATACCTACTGCATTGCTTGTCCAGCCATTTCTTGCTGAGGCTGTCCTTGCATCTCTTGAGTCTGTTGTTGAGGTTTGGCCATCATTATTTGCTGCATAAATTTCTTTGAAGCTTCTGTTCTTTCTACCTGTTGTCTTGAAATCTTTTCGGTCTCTTCATCATCATATTTAATTGATTCAAGATTGTTAGCTTGAAGATAAGTTTCTAGTTCACCAAATTTCTGAATAGACTCTAACAGTGCAGTAAGAGCAGCCATTTTCTCTTTTGATGCTAGCGCATGGTTCTTACTTATCATACTCATACGCTCTTCAAATAACCCTACGTTGCTTTCAGCCCTAGAATCCCTTTCTCTTGCCATTGAAAGTTGGTTATGAATCTTAGCAATAAGCTCTTTCATCTTCATTTCTTCGAAGGCATGCTGGATATTCTGAGCTTCATTTTGTACGGCTGCTGCTTGCATCTCTTGTTGTTGCAAGTATTCCATGATCTCAGTCTTACCTTGAATATTCATATCTTTAATGATCATGGATGCAGGCAATACTTCTCTTCCGAATCTTTCGTTAATTTCAAGCATTTGCTGAGCTTGGAAGTTCTTTTGAGTAGGTGTTAAAAGGCCTTCTTCTACGATGACTTGATATTTAGCAAATATACGAGAAAAGAAATGAGGAGAGGGTTCTTCTCCTATTAGCATACCTACTTTAGCAGCATTCCAGTTGTAAAGAACAATCTGAAGTAATTTGTTCCCAACTTTCTTAAAAGCGTAATCCCATTGATCAAAATATTTCTGAAATACCATGAGGTTCGCAGCTTGCTTTAGCATCATTGTCAAAGAACTAATAATCTTGTCATTTTGACCCGACCAATTTTCAAGATCAATTCCACTGGTTTGAAAAACAAGTCTAGACATTTGTTCCGCTAATGCCAAGTCAGACTCTGGAACTGCACTAGGAATGATCTTTTCTACATCTGTCATTTCATAGCCATCATTGATAATGATATCCCAACCTTGACCAGACTTCTTAAGATTATCTTCGTTTGCAACAGCTCCTGATTTTCTTTTCCACCCGGCGTTAATGGTTGCGGCTGCTATATCGTTATTTTGGATAACCTTATAATTAAAGAGGAAATTAGCATCGCGCATGGTGCGCACTAAAGATCTAACTCTTAAATCGTATTGGTTGACATGTGGATCGTAATTCCAAAATACGGGTACAGCTGGAACTCCGATATCTCCCATGGGATTTTCACCTAAATACATAAGCTGATCATTTAAAACAGTTGCTAATTTCCAGCAGGGGACTTCTACAGTCACTGCTTCTAGATCTTCTATGTGATAGAGAATCTTTTCGAGGTTTTCATCACCGCCGGCAAAGTCATAGAACATGTTTTTTGATCTACTATAAAGTCTTTTCTTACGAGTTTTCCATTTGTACCAAACATAAGAAAGTACTAGTAGATCATTTTTAGCCATATTGTAATTTTCAGGAAGAAAATAGAAATTTCCATATGCCTTTGGAGCACTAACCATATTAGAAACTTCTTGTGCTCTTTCTCCAAATCTATCCCTAGCTACTTGCTTTGAAATATACTCCTGAAACCACATATATTGAGCATCGGAAAAATCAGGCTCTCTAGCATACGGATCGACTAGAAATGAATTATATTCCCATATTTTTAGCTTAAGTTCACCTTGCGCATGATCATCAGTGGTATAATCAAGATAAGGTTGAACCATCACAAGACCAGAAATTGCCGATAATTCATATGCCTTAGACATCTGCTCATGTATGCCGTTATTATTGCATACGTGAGTCATTAATCTCGTATATTGATCTGTTGTATTTGGATCAGATCCTTCAGTGGGAACATAATTAATCGATTTCCGATGTTGTCTTTGATAGCCAGTGATCATATTGACAGGCTGTTGGACGAGATTGAAGTAATACTGGGAAGCGTTAGAAGTAGGTTGAAAGCCAAAATATCGATTTACAAATGTCTGAGATCCTGCATAGAATAAAGAATCAATGTTAGATTGGTTCCAGCGAGCCTGTTCGACAGGCATGCATTTGGCTTGAAGATTATCAAGCCACTGCCTGATGTTGTTCTGAGATGGCTCAAGCGTGTTATTCCAAGGCGGAAGGTATAGAGACAAGGTACCTCCAAATTAAAATCTGAAGATATCTAAAAATTTTTATTATTGCAAGACGGATTGATAGAGTTTTTCTGAAATTCTCGATATCATTTCCATTGTCTCACTTTTTCTTCTTTCGCTATACATTGGAAAATGTTTGTATAAATCTTGATGCATTGAAAAAGATATCTCTCTAAAAATCATGTTAATGTCATTAATGCTGTAATCCAATTTCCTGATATCAGTGATAGAAATCTGCTTTGCCCTTTTAGCATTCATAAGAGTTTTAAATGAGATAGAACTAGGATCAAGATAATACTTCATCATTACAAAAAAATAATTCTCAAGATTAAGCTTTGTATTTATTTTATGTACTTGTTCTTGATATGGATTATCCCATTTATACCCGCTATGAGATCGAATCATCAGAAAAAATCTCCTTAATTTTAGCAAATAGCTTCTCTCTAGGAATAATAATTTCATCATTTTCTGAGATGATTCTTAAATTCTTCCAGCAGCATTCGCCCCTTAAGTCTAAAATATTGTCTGGCCAATCGAATTTTTCAGGAGGATATAGACTATTTTCAATGTTTTTGATTTCTTCAAGTTGTTTTTTAATGAATTCTTTCTCAGACATCTTTGACCCCATCTTTTACCATTTTCTTTAAAACATCCCTCATATTACACTTAGCAAGCCTTTCGAATTCACTATGTGGAATTCTATAAACCGTTCTTTTATCAGTTCCTAGCTTAAGCGCACTTATCAGGCCAGATCTAATGTATTGCCTTATCGTATTTGGGTGCAAGCCTAACTTTAGGGCAAATTCTACAATGTTATAGAAATCTTTATCTAGATTTATCATTGTGACTATTCTTCACTATTTGTGATTAAAATACAATGGTTGTTAACATATTAAAAATTATTTGACATCTACCTTAAATATGCTATGTTAAGTTTTTATTCACAAGGAGATTTATCATGAGTATATCAGTTTACGGTATTGGCGGTTTAGTAGCGGTTCCACCACCTGCGATTTCAGGAAGAGGTGTGCCAGCTGCCAGTTTACAGGGAGCGTTAGGACAGCAATATTTTGATACCTCTACATCTCCTCCAACAGAATATGTCTTTAATGGTGTTACTTGGCAGGCAGGGGGAAATGGAGCGGCAACAACAACAACACCTGGTATCGTTACTCTTTCTACATTAACACAATTAGAAAATGGTACTGCTCCATCTGGCGCTTATGTTCCTTTGGCAAATGATGTAAATACATTTGTTAATGCTGTATTAACAGGAGCTGCAGGAAGTGCAACAACGACATCATCAGGTGTCGTATTTTTGGCTTCTAATACACAGGCAGCAAATGGAACATCTCCAACACCAGCGTATGCATTAAATCCGGCAGCACTTGTTTTCGCTTTAGCAAATGGTGGATTTCCTATAGGAAGTGGAACTGCAGGAAGTGGAGCTTTCACAACATTAACCGCGTCAAGTACATTAGTAGTAACGGGAGCAACTACACTTAACAGTACTTTATCAGTAACAGGGGCTACTACTACTGCGGGTATTTCTGGAACAACAGCAACATTTAGTTCAACTCTTCATGCAGGCGGTGCGGTAACATTTGGATCTACTTTAGTGATGACAGGAGCAACTACGTTAGCAGCTCTAACACAAGTTGGAACAGCTTCTATAAATGCTTCAGGAACAGCATCTACTACAATAGGAGGATCATCAGGAGCAATAACAATTGCAGTAGGTACAGGTAACTTCGCACTTAATGGCGGCGGTAATACAATTAACATAGGAACAGATGCCGCAAATACAATTGTAATAGGTGATGCTACCGGAGCTGCATCTTTATCATTGGCTGTGGGATCAGGTAATTTTGTTCTCGATGGTGTAGCAGGCTCAACTTATACAATTGGCGCAAGTACTACTACCGGATCTATAACAATAGGAGGTACAGCGCAATCTACTGGAACAATTACAATTGGCTCATCTTCTGCTACTTCTACGGTTGCTATTGCTGCAGGATCTGGAACAAATACAGTGGCTATATGCAACGCTGCATCTAATGCTAATGCTTGTGAAGTAGATATTCTTGCAGGTGCAACACCTGGAGCTACCCAAACACTTAAAATTATGTCTGGTGTGGCTTCAGCTGGTAACCAAGTATTTGGTTGCCAAGGAGGAGCAATTTCTCAGGGTACAAATACAGCAACGTTTTTTGGAGGCATTACTACCGGAGGAACGAATAGCTTTAACCTATTCAATGCTGCATTTACAGGCGGAACAAATAGCGTTAATATCTTCTCTGGTGCCTTTACTACAGTAGCCGGAACTATTAACATGTTCTCCGGTTCCTTTACTCATGCTTCTACTTTCAATTTGTTTAGCGGTGGAGCAAGTGCAATTGGTACAACCAATATAGGAACAGGTACAGGAGCTGCTCATGTAACTAATATCGGTTCGAATGCCGGTGGTAACGTGACCATAATTGCTGGAGCTAGCGGAACAATTGGAATTGGATTAGGCGGAAATGCTGGCCAAACCATTACAATCGGCGCTGCTGCACAAACAGGCACAATAACAGTAGGCTCGTCTTCAGCAGCTGGTGGATCAACAGTCGCAATTGCTGCGGGAACTGGAGCTAATACGGTATCAATAAATAACGCTGCCTCTAATGCTAATGCTTGCGTGGTTAATATTCTTGATGGTGCAACTCCAGCTGCTAGCCAAACATTAGCAGTTATGGCGGGTGTTGCATCATCTGGTACTCAATCATGTCAATTCTTAGGTGGTGCAAATACAACAGGAAGCCAAAACTTCCAAGTATTTAACGGGGCAATTGCAGGAGCTACAGACACCATTAGTTTATTTAGTGGAACAATAGCTTCTGGAACAGCAACATTTAACCTATTCAATGGCAATGCATCGGGTGGAACGTTAGTAGCTAACATATTTGGATCAACAGCAGCTACAACAGCAGGTACTGTTAACATTAACACAGGCGCTGCAGCGCATGTTCTTAACGTCGGATCTGCTTCAGCTGGTAATATGACATTTACTATAGCTTCAGGAAGTACGTTTGCAATTGTTGGATCTGGTGGAACAATCAATATTGGTCATGATGCAGCAGCAAACACAATAGCAATTGGTAACGGAGCAGCTGCAAATACGGTAACTGTTGGATCTACTAGTTCAACCAGTTCTCTTACTTTACAGGCTGGAACTGGTGCAACTGGCCTTAAATTAAATGCCGCTGGTAACGTACAAATGGTTCCGGCTACTAGTTCAACTGCAAGCCCTACAGCTTCAGTGACAATGAATAATAGAGTTGGGGTTGCTACATTTACAGGATTTACGACAGCTTCAGGATCTACACAAAGTTTCACAATTACTAATAGTACAATATTGACAACTTCAGGTGTTATCGTTACAGTAGCAAATCTAAATGCATCAGCTGCGGGAGCTGAAATGACCTTATTAGGCGTAACTCAGGCCGCTGGATCTATCATTGTCAATACAAAAAACAATGGTGGTGGAGCATTAGGAGCAGGCGATAACGTACTTATCACATTTTGGGTAATTTCATAACATAAGGTAAAAAATGATTAAGCAAATCACGCAACTAGAACACGTTATCGGCGATAGAGTATACAATTTTGCTTGCAATCCTCAATCGCCTATAAATGAAGTTAGAGAAGCATTATACAAGTTTTTAGGATATGTAGACGCAATAGAAAAACAAATTGCTGAACAGGAGAAGCAGAAAGCTGCGGAAACTCCACCGGTTGAAGCTCCACCAGAAGAACCAAAGGCTTAAATATGGCTTTTACAAATAGAGTAACGTGGGCGCCTTTACTATCATTTGATACAAGCACTCTTACAGGTTCCTATCAATCGATAGGAACTCCTTTACCTCAGCCAGCATTTATATTGAAAATGGTAAATACATCTACAAGCAACGTTATCGTATCTATTGATGGCGTACATGACATAGATGTTTTGCCAGGCGGTTCTTTTTTTCTTTATGATGAGACAAAAGGCACACAAAGAGAAATGTTGCAACAAGGGACACTTTTCTTTTTTAAACTAGAAACTGGAGCTGCTGCATCAGCAGGGCGTATCTATGTTGTTGAACAGTATCTTTTAACAAATTGAGGTATAAATGAGCCAAGCAGGGGATATTAGCGCAACATCTGGGCCAGTGCCACCTCAAGTCGCTACTCAATTCACAACTGACAGTGGAATAGCTGTTGTTTACAACAATAATGTTGATGTATTTGGTGGGCCCGGTATCAAAACATCGGCAATAACAACCGTTAATCCAAATGACACAATACAAATTAAAGTTATCACTGATGGATTTAATTGGAGTGAAGAAGTAGGGCCAACCTACAACATTCCAGTAGATCATGGCGTATTTTGCAATGCTTCCATGACAGTTAATCTTCCAACTGCAGCTCTTGTAACTGGAGATTCAGTCATTATTTACAATGATTTTGGTTCTAGTGTAATCGTACAGGCAGGAGCTGGACAAAGGATACAATTCGGAACTGACTTATCATCTATCGCTGGAACTGCAACCAGTACCAATGTAGGGGATATATTAGAATTAACTTATAAAGCATCCGATACAGCGTGGCATGTTATTGCATGCGTTGGATCTTGGCCGATTGCATAAAGGAAATATATGGCTTCAGGAAATGCACTAAATATTTCAGAGACGGGATTTGTAACATTCGATGGAACAAATACGTTTCATGGTCGGACATTAACAGCAGGTACAGGAATAACTATAACAAATGGAAATGGTGTTTCTGGAAATCCAGTTATAGCCTCCACGGCATCCTTAACAGATCTTCATACGGCTAGATTTATCGTTGCTTCTAGCACATCAGGAACAGGCGCTAATTATACTACTATCAGTAGTGCCATTACTGCAGCAGCTTTGACAGGAGTTCCTTGCACTATTTTCATACAACCCGGTACCTATACAGAGAATCTTACGTTGCCAGTTGGTATTTCTTTAACAGCATTTGACTGTAATGGTGTTAGTGGAGATACAATTATCAATGGAAAAATTACTTGTAATTCTTCAGATGCAAGCCAACAAAACGTTATTTCCGGGTTATATTTGCAATCGAATAGTGATTATATCATTGAAATGACAGGGTCAAACACCTGTGATGTAAAAATTATTCAATGTTTTTTTTCATGTTTAGACCATACTGCAATTCATATCACAAATGCGAATGCGTCCTTAATGTTAAAGGAATGTACAGGTAATACATCAGTCAATACAAGCATCTTTACAGTAACTAACACAACTACATCGCCTCTTAATGGTGGTTTGATCTTTATAGACTGCTTTTTTGACAATAGCACAGCAGCTAGTACAACAGCGAGCACTATTTCAGCAGGACTATGCCAGATATTTAATTCTAGATTTCTGGTTCCGATTACAACCTCAGGTACAGCCAATTTCACTCTATCTAACTCTACAATCGATTGCGGAGCTATTAACACAACAGCTCTTACGATTGGTGGTAGTGGTGGAAACGAAGTATATAATAGCAATCTACTTTCTGGAACAGCTACTGCTCTTGTTATGACGGGATCTGGATTTGTACAAGGGATAGAGGTTAAGTCAACTAATACAGCCGCAATTTCTGGAGCTGGAACACTCAACTATTCGAATATCAACTTTAGAGATACTTCATCAGCGATCACAACCACAACACAAGTTCCTAAAATAGCATCAAATGATGCCATAACAGTTGTCACACCTGGTGCCTATCCTTACACAATATTGGCTCAGGATGCAATGATACTTGTTGATACTACTTCAGCGCACACTGTAGTTCCGCAAGCATCACCAGCAACGGGACAACGTCATATTATTAAAGATGCAACTGGGACAGCAGCAACTAATAACATCACAGTGACGCCGTCAGGAAAAAACATAGATGGAAATGCTTCGTTTATTATAAATTCTAACTACGGTTCTATAACTATAGTTTATAACGGAACTCAATGGAACGTAATTTAAAGGTTTTATATGTCATATTTAAATAATTCAAAAGTTACAACATATACTGCAGGATCGTATAGTTGGAGTAAAGACGTAAGGACAAAATCCGTAGAAGTATGGGGGTGGGGTCCAGGAGGTGGAGGAGGAAGCGGAAGAAAGGGAGCTTCAACAGCGGCAAGCGGAGGATCTGGGGGAGCATCAGGAGGATTTTTCTATTTTTCTGGTCCTGCAAGTGTTTTTAATTCTTCAGAAACTGTTGTTGTTGGTGCTGGAGGATCTGGAGGATTAGCCCAAACTAATGATGGCCAAGATGGAAATGTAGGAAATCCTGGAACAGCAAATACAGTTTTTGGGAATATGATAGCTGTATTAGGGGGTGGCGGAGCAGCTGGAATTAATGGTACTCCAGCAGCCGCATCTGCAACAGGAGCATCATTTGCTGCACAAATTCAAACAACTGGAGGTAGTGGAGGTGGTGGAAGTAGAACAGGTGGAACACCCGCACAAGCTGTAGGTAATGTCAGTAGCACTACCCCTCAAAGAGCATCTGGAGGAGGCGGCGGAGGTGGTGCCGATAGCGTCACTCAAAGATCTGGTGGGGCAGGAGGTGCAAACGGTAATATTACAGGAAATCTTTTAGCTGGTGGAACCGCAGGACTTGAAAGCACTGGCATAGCTGGAGGAAATGGACAACCTGGAATAACTTCTACAGGGGGAATTATTACCGGTGGTACAGGTGGAGGCGGCGGCGGTGGTTATTCTGTAGGCGCTGGCGGAGCTACAACAGGCGGTAAAGGCGGAGACGGTGGAAGTCCAGGCGGAGGCGGAGGCGGAGGAGGCGGTGGATTAAGCACTGTCGCTAATTCCGGAGCTGGAGGAAATGGACAAGATGGATTAGTAATAGTTATTGAGCATTTTTAATTATCCGACTTTTTGCATACCCATAGAGTAAACAAAGCTCTTCAATTCTTCCAAATCTTTTTTTTGGATATCTAATTCAACTTGCTGGTTTTGCTGAGTCTTAACCAGCTCGTTGTGTCTCGCAAATAAACCACGTCGTACATTATCGCTTCTTTGTTTAACGACTAACAATTCACGTCTAAATTGTTCTTTGAATAAGTCTAATTCTGTATTGTTGAATAGATCTTGTTGGATGTCCATATTAACTCTTAGTGGTTTGTGTTGAGATAAACATCTTAACACAAACCACTATTTAAGTCAATAATATATTTATTTCTCTAATCTAACAGTCCAATAAACACTTTCTTCTTTTCGATATTTTTCTAAATCGACGCCATCAAGTTCGGGAATCTCATTATATTTGATTGAGCCTATTTTTTTTGTTTTGGTAACACTTACCCCAGACCCCTTAGAGTTTTGATCACCAGCGAGATTTATAAGGGCTTCCTTAAGGACTTCTTCCTCATGTATCAATTGATCTAATTTAGATTTGCAAATTCTGAGTTCTTGAGCAATCGTTTGCCATCGGATATCTTCCTTGATCACGCAATCTTTATCTGACATTTCTGGAGGAACACCGGTTATTACAAACTTCCAAAACTCTTCGGCTTTTTCTATATAGTTCCTTAAAAAATCGTCATTTCTTTCGACTTCAATGGGATTAACCTTTAATTCGGGGTGATATTCCCCATACCAAATCGAATCTAAGTCATAGACATACATTTGATGCTGTAACTGAGAATAGTAATATCCGGGTATTTCTGAAGTATCTGCAAAAATCTCTACTCTTTTAAGATTAGGGCATTTGATTTCAACGGCCATGGTTTTGTCTAAATTGATTCCATCTAGAGAAGCTAAAAATATCCCTTTGGTTTTTACATCATCTACAAAATATTCATCCAAAAGGCTAGAGAAAAAATCTCTAGCCTCATTTTCTAATGCCTTACCTCTTCTCATCGCATCGTTTTCTTTCGTTTCGAATAGCCCTAGCTTTTCTTGCCAAAGTTGATATCGTGTTTTCCATGGTGAAATTCCTAGGATTGCTGCACTGTCTGAGGCTCCAATGTGTCTTCTTCTCAATTCGTGCCATTCTTGCGATCCTTGTTTGATATAGGTCATACCTCAACCTCTTTCTTTTGCATTCCTGCTAGTTTATTGATGATTGCCTTACCGTGATCCTTAGGAATCATCGATAAGCTGGTAATCTTGTAATGATCTAAGATAAGTTTCTTTTCTTCGTCTAGGCCTTTAATCATTAGCTCGATTTGCTGAAGCTGTCCTATGGTAATATATTCCGGTTTTTGCTCTGGGACATTATACGTTTTCCCACTAGCAGAATTACCATCGTCGTCATCATCAGGCGCTACACCAACAATTGCAGATAAAGCATATCTTCTCATGTACGTGATCGCCTTACCGTATTCCTGAGCATCTTTTTTAACTGTAACAACAGGAAGCTTGGAGCTTATCCATTGACCAGATGAATGCATGAGGGTAGTAATTAAATACATCTCTCCGTTTGTGTCAAATGTTTGTGTCACAGATAAACCATTTTTTGACAATGGCTGTCTGCAAGCATTCCATACAGAATTTAAATCGGCATACTTAGATTTAAAGAAAGGATTGGCGCAATCCTTGATAGCAGGGAGTATCTCTCCCTGCGCTTTGGCTAATGCCGATGCTAACTCATTGATTTGTTCAGACTGGCTCATTAATCCACCTCATTCCATTTTGTTAATTCTTCTTCAAACTTTTTATCCGTCATAGTCAAAGCAACCCAGTGCATCCAATTAAGATCTAACTTATTCCACACGTCATCGTACACAGGCTCTTCGTTACATAATGCAATCTTTAGCATCTCAAGAAAGTCTTCGTAAATGATATATCCTACGAGTTCTTTAATCTTCAACTCAGCTTCTTTCTGGTATTCCCAACGTTTGTTGTCAAGCCAGTAGTCATACTCTTCCAGATCAATCCATCTATTTAACATACTAACCCCCTCCAAACGCCTAAGTAAATTTCGAAACCTTCTTTATTGCTCCAGTAGAGCTGTAATCCTCTCTTCACTGCATTAAACACAGTGTCATTCCATACCCCATTACGCTTATTATCGAAGCATTGGAATATAGCTCCTGTATAACTACTTCCTAATTTCAGTTGTACGAGAAATTCGTAAACTTGATTTGCATTCATATTCACCTCTCTTGTTAGTATCTCACCGCTCAACCTGCCGGGCTTGTTGACCCGGTCGACAGGGAGCTTGGCTTTGATATCTTCAATATAACAAAACGGTAAATTTAACGCAAGGAAAAAAGCAAAAACAATTCACGGTTGAAATTTATTCAGAGATAAGATACAGTAAAGAAAAAGGAGGTAAAACATGGATTTAGACAAATACTTAGAACTTAAGAAAATCTCGATAAGAAAGCTAGCTGATAGCATTGGATATGATTTTCAGTACGTACGAAAGATAGTGAATAGACGTCTAATGCCTGGAACTAAACTGGCAAAATCGATATCTAAATGGAGTAGGGGAATGGTTAGCGAAGAGGACATACTTAATCAGGGTGTCATAACGCTAAAAGAAGAAAAAGAATTGCTTAGGAAGATTAGGGATGAGAGAAAGAAAGAAGCAATGTAAAGAATGCATAGGGTATTTACTCTATAATGAACGTTATGACTCGTGGTATTGCGATAAATGCAATACATGGGAAGAAAAGGCGTGCGGTGACGAGAAGTGTTTTTATTGCAAGGATAGGCCTCAGAGACCGGGGAATATGCCTTCTTTTCAAAATGTTAAGATGAAAAAATAAAAGATTTGCCAAAATAGATGACTTAAGATAGAAAAGACTCATCCCCCGAGAAATCTCGGGGGAACGAAGTTCGCAAGATTGTTGGATTTGTTACTCTCATGCTAGTGGTATCATTAGAGTAGCAAACCCAACATTTTTACACAAGGGTTTGTTATGAAAATATCTCCACCAAATTACACTCAAACACCAAACGAATTATTTGATTATTGGTTGCCACACCTAAAAGAGGGTGAATTAAAAGTTTTATTAGTCATTATGAGAAAAACTTTCGGATGGCATAAAACACATGATGAAATAAGCATTAGTCAGCTTTCAAAATTAACAGGAATGCGTGAAGAAACTGTGGCAATGGCTGCCAAATCTTTACAAAATAAAGGCGTGATAAATAGACAGGTTATTGGTCCAATTGGGCAACAAAAAACCATTTATTCTCTCGTAGTACAAGAAAATTCAAATAATTCTTACCCCTCGGATAATCCGAGGGGACCCCTCGGATTTGACGGGGGGGGTAAATCCGAGGCACAAAAGAAAGAAAAAAAAAAGAAAGAATTTATATCTATAAAAGGCAATGTTTTAACAGTGTCTAACAATGTTTCAGAAACACCAAAAACATTGGAAAACATTGAGAAGACATTGCCTTTTTCAAGAGAAAAAATAAGAGGAAAACATTTCCCCTTGAAAAAGCATCAAAGAGAGTTGTTCGAGCAGATGGAAGAACTTAATCTCGGTACTGATGATGAAACCTTGAGGATTATCATTCGAACAGCTGAAAGAGAAGGAAAACTTGAAAATGTCAAAGATGCCATTAATCATTTTAAGTCTGGACAGG